AGGAAATCCTCAAAGAGCGCAAGGTGCTGATTGCCGATGTATACATGAAAACCCATGAGGAAATCGAGGTCATCGAATCCTTTTTCGATGGCTCCCCGGCTGACGCAACGCCGCTGTGGTATCTGGGCGAAAGCCTCAAGCTGCTGGGCACCGCTGATTTTGTGGTGTTCGCCCCCGGCTGGCAGGATTATCGCGGATGCCGCATTGAACACGATGCCGCCGTAGCCTACGGCATCCCCATTGTGGAGGTGTAAATCCGATGCAGTCATGGAACATCGTCATCACTTCCCCGTGGCAGGTCGTGACAGCTGTTGTCGCCGTAGCTACGGCATTTACAGCCATTGATAAAGCATGGGACACCCTGCTGGCGAAATGGAAAAAGCACAAAGCCCCCGAAGAAGCCCAGAACGCAGAAATCAGCGCCCTTAAAACACAGATTCAGCAAATTACTCCCCGGCTGGATGCCGTGGAGGGGCAGTTGACCGCGATGGGCAAGACAGTTAATGACCTACACACAGGGAATCTGGCGGTGCTGCATGATCGGATTTATCAGATGTGCCGCCTGTGCATCAAACGCGGGTACATCACCGAGGATGACCTGAACAATCTGAAATACTTATACGACAGCTACCACAGTCAGGGTGGCAACGGAACGGGCACGGAACTCTATAAACGGGCCAAGGCGCTGCCTATCCGCATCGAAACCGAGTAAGGAGGACTAATTTATGGACGACGAAAAAATTACCACTACCGAGGATACCACCGCCAACACCTCCCCGGTACAGGATTTTTGGAAAAACCTTGCAGCGCTGCTCAAGGTGAAAACCATCATCACGTTGGTTATCATCGCGGTGCTGGCTGTGCTGTCCATCAACGGGAGCATCGAGCCGGATAAGTTTCTCACTATCGCCACGATGGTAGTGGCGTTCTATTTCGGTACCCAGAGCGAGAAAAAGCCCTGAGTGCTGACCGACATACCAACTGACACTTGAGCGGGCATCCCGCAAATAGAATGCCCGCTTTTTTCGTTGCATCGTAAAATATGCCGTGTGACACTTTTGCTGACACTTGCCCCGGAAAGTGTCAGTCTGTCAGATTTTCGACTGACACGCGCTGACGCGGTTTCGCTGTGTGTCAGTAGGTTTGTCATGTGTATTTTCAGCGATATATCATCATATTATTTCTATATATGACACTTCTGACACTTAAAATATAAAAAGATAATATATGGTATAATATACACCCAAAAACGCCATAACGCCCATGTTTGCAGGTGCGCATACGCGCGTGCGCGAGAGTGTCACAGGATAGCAAAAAGCCCATCGGTAGATTTCACGGTCTGCCGATGGGCTTTTTTCATTTGGGATGCTTTTCAATTTTTTCCTCTACAGCGTCCATAATATAGCGGTTTAGGGATGTGCCTGCCGCCGTTGCCGCCTCCCGCCAGCGATCTTTTGTGCCTTTGGGGGTTCTGATCTGGATGCTGTCGGTTTTCTCGCCGAGATATTTTTGCGATGCTGCTTTCTGCGCCTCTGTGTATTTTGCGCCCATTTTTGGGTACACCTCCTATCCAAAATATAATACCACATATAGGTATATGCTTGCTATATACATTTTGCACAACCCCGCTCGTCATTTTTGCCCGAATCTTTGTTGAATTTGTGTATTGCGTATATAGCAAGCATATACTATAATAGAATCATCGAAAGAAACAAGACAACACACAGGAGGACATCAAAATGAAAGCGACCCGCACACATTCCGGCACCTACCGCGTGGAACTCACTTATACCGAGGCCGAAATCCTCTACGGATACAGCACCAAGTATATGTATCTGGGCACGGCTCTCAAGATGCCCAACGCCAAAGCTGGCATCGTGATTTGGGTTGATAACAAGTTTGAGATCGTCCATGATTTGAACGCCGCCGAGCCTGAGTGCCCGTATGAAGATTGAGGGGTAATACATGAAAATCACATGCATTAACGACGCAAGGTCTTATGAGCGTGTTCTCTACGCTCTCCGCTCTTTGCCGCAAGGCAAAGCCGTCCGTAGTTGTGTGGACGACATCAAGCGGGATTTGCGGGCATTCTACCATCGCCCAGAGAGCCGTGTCAAAATCATCACGGCTGACTATGATAGCGGCTGGCAACTTATCACTTTGACTGCTAAGACAAAAGAGGATGCCGATGTCGAATTTAACGACCTCTATTATCGTGATTGCGCCCCATCGCAGTATGACTGCACGGGTCAAATGTTCACCATTTTCTACAAGTTGTTCAAGCGCAACGGGCGCTGGATGGCATATCATCACTTCGCTATGGACGTTTAAGGAGGAAAACACCATGATTAACAACGAAACAATTATTTACGAGCTGTGCAACAAATATCAGTGGTTCACCTGCGGCAGTGTCCGCCAGTACGAAAAAGCACTGACAATGGCAAAGGGCGGTGTTTCCATCACGGAGCTGGCCCGCGTCATCTGGATTTGCAGTGATGATGTTCCCTATTTCGACATTCTGACCGCAATCAGCACATCCGGTTATACCGAAAACAAAACTAAAACCGAGGAGGATAAATAACATGAAATACTATCCCATTGACGAGGACGCGGCTCGCCGCGCCAAACAGGCAAACAGTCTCAGCGATTATGCTGAGGGATCAGCGACCAGCGAATACCGCCGAGAAGTTAATCGAGCGGCTACACTGGCGGAGGAGTGCAAGAAAGGCAAGACCGAGGCCCAGCAGGAGAAGATTGATTACCTGCTTGACCGCTATGCCCGCCGACTGGCCGACAATATGAACGCATCAAATCGCAACCGGGCATCTTGCCCGTCTGTCATGGTCGCCGGATGGTCTAACTTCCCCGTGCGTAAGAAGCAGCAGCAACTCTCCCGTGACGACACCCTCATGCGGGAATGGCGGGATATTCAAGGCATCCTTGACCAGATTCGGGCTGTGGGTCACGGCGGCATCAGCGGTATGGACGCCGATGCGCGGGAGCGCGTACAGGCAAAGCTCACCGAGCGCGAGGTCATGCAGGAAAAGATGAAATCTGTAAATGCGTACTGGTGCAAGCATGGGGCGCTCGTAGGCTGTCCGGGACTTTCGGATAAGGAAGTTGCCCGCCTCACGGTATCGATCTCTCAGAGCGCGTCTACGGGGCGTTCTGAGCCGCCATATCCGCGATGGGCACTGGATAACAACGGCGCCGAAATCCGCCGCCTGCGCTCCCGCCTCGCCGTGCTGGACGCGCAGCAGGCGCAA